TTTACTATATTGCACTAGTTGATTTAGATTATCAATTACTTTTTCAAATTTAGCCGGCCATCTTATATAATGATAATTTTCATTGGCTCCATCTATACTTAAAATAAATTCAACTGAATAAAAATAACCTAATTTTTCGGCTAGCTGTTTTTTGATTGGTACATTTATAGAGGTAGTTATTCTAATACCTACTTTATGTTGTAATTTTTTATCAAATAACCAATTAACAATTTTTAAGTTGCCGTTGTGTAGTAAAGTTTCACCGCCCATAAAATGGATGTAGATAATTTCATATTCATTTACTTTTGATTCGATAGTTTCTGTTATGATTTCCCACAGTCGAGAATCACTAGTTATATCCTTTGTTAAACTATCATATTCACTGTTTAATGTTATCTTGGCATAAGTTGAACTTGAAAAAGGTTCGCAACTTCTACAACTTAAATTACAAAGGTTACTTACTAAAATTGATATTTCATACCATTTATATTTTGAGCTTGCTTTTAATTTTTCTAAAGTGTCTAGATCTTGATTTAATATTGGTCTGACTCTTTCAGATATCCCGCCTGTTTCTTCTTCAGTTTTACATCTGTTGCATTCAAAAGGCAGTGTTCCGGAAGATAACTTTTCTTTTAATTCAGTAAAAGGATCGGCTGTAATATTATCTACATCTATAATAGCATCTAAGTTACAACAACAATTTACACGTATTTTAGATGGATCAATATTAGAAATTCTAATATCTAATTTACTGTATGGATATACACAAAATGACGGATTGTCTTTAGCCCATTGGAGTTTTTTCCGGTAATCATTTACTTTATCAATCATTTAGATTCTAAATGATTCGCCGCAGCCGCAGCGATCCTTTTCATTTGGATTAATAAACTCAAAACCTTCATTGAGTCCTTGTCTTCGATAATCCATTGTAAGTCCATTGACGTAAGGATGGTCTTTACCATTTACCCAAACAGTAACACCATTGCTGTCGTATTTCATCCAATCTCTTGTAACTGGAGGATTGTCGACGTATTCAAGTTTGTATGCTAAACCTGAGCAACCTGTTGTTCTTACACCAATCATGATTCCGTGACCTTTGCCACGTTTTTCAATTTGCCTCAGCACTTTTTTGGCTGCTGTTTCTGTAAGTTCAATCATATGTATCCTTGCAAAGATTTAATATCTAATTTTAATGAATTATTTCCTGTTTTAATAATTTGCTTAATAAAATTATTTCTATTACTCACATGTTTTGCTAAACATTTTATTAACGCAGAATTATTTGACCAATGTGTTGCAGCATTATAAATGAAGCAAGCAGATACATCTTTATATGTACCATCTAAATCAATAGTGTAGTAAAACTTATTATGATTTACCCAATTGTTATACAAATTTTCCTTAACACGTTTGTATTCATCAAGCTTGATTACATCATTTACTACATTTTCTATATTAAATTCACAAACAGATTGATAACGAATAACCATCATTGCCGTATATAAATGTGATAATGCTGTCATTTCTACAAAATCTTTTTGGGTAAAACTTACACATGATTCTGGGAATATACCTTGATAGTAATGTACACCGTTATATCGTTCACTACTGCTATACTTAAATTTAAATTTCTCTTGGTATGCAGGATCGCGAGCAGCCGGGCTCGCTGGTAGTAGTTCGCTTATAAAAATTTGTAACTGCAAATCGTTTTGACAAACTTCTGCCAATGTTTCACGCCAGGACTGTGCAGTTTGCCCAGGCAGTCCTTGTATTAGTTGTACCTTTGATTGAACATGAGGATAGTGATCCCTAAGTTCTTTTATCATACTTTTATGTACTTCCCATCCAACATCTGGTCTATCAATATTTTCTAATATTTCTTTTTTAATATCTTGCACCGATATAGTAAATCCAGCATACTCGGTCATTAAATTTGCCTGTGCCATAATATGATAGATTTTTAAATTGTTTTCTTTTCTTAATTTACTAAAATTTCCATCTATAGCAAATCCTGCGTTTTCTTCTAAGTTTTTTTGTGCAAGATATGTAATCATATCAATATCTTCTTGATACTGCCCAACATTTGCATCTGACAGATATAAATTTTTAATTTTAATTTTTTGAAACAAATCTATTTCATCTTTATAAGTGCCTTTTCTTCTAGTGGTTTTATTAGTTAAACCGCTGTTCCAGTCGCAAAAAGTGCATGAATAAGGACACCCTCTAGTTAGATCGTAAGGTAAAATAATGCTTATACCTAAGCTTTGTTCATGTCTAACCATTTCAGTGAAAAGCTCTTCGTTATTAGTATAAGGACTTATTGGTAATTGAGGAACATATTTGAAATCTGCTACAACTTGTTTGTTTTTTTGTTTATCAAACCAAGCAATATTTGATGTGTTAAATTTAATTAATTTATTTTTTGTTATAAGAGATTCTACTAGATCAGCAAAAGCTACTTCTCCGGCTCCATACATAGCATAATCAATATATGGGTACTTTGCGAAGAAACTGTCATCTATGTTAACATCTATGCTAGGCCCTCCGGCAGCAAATGTGACTGTGCTTGGAACTTTATCTCTTATTCTTGATAATTGTTCTAATAAGAAAGTATGATTCCAAATATAATGACTAGTACAAACTAAATCTGGTTTGTTATTATTAATATACTCAACTAATTCGTCATCAGTAAACTTTTGTTGTCGTGGCCTAAGCCATTCAATTTGTTCTGCAATATGCGGTTTCTCTTTATCTAAATGAGTTTTAAGATATAAAGCTGCTACACCTAAATAAATCTGCGAAGTTAATGAAATACCTATTGTATCATTAGCATGATAGAAGAAAACTTTAAACATTGTTTTTTTGTTTGTAGTCTGCTAGTGCTGCTTTAATTGCATCTTCCGCCAATATGGAACAGTGTATTTTAACAGGTGGTAACGCGAGTTCTTCCGCAATGTCTGAATTCTTAATTGCGTCCGCCTCATCAAGACTCTTTCCCTTAAGCCACGTAGTGACAAGCGACGAAGATGCAATCGCCGAACCGCAACCATATGTCTTAAACTTTGCATCGGTAATTATGTCATCTTCGACTTTAATTTGAAGTTGTAAAACATCACCACAAGCCGGGGCACCAACTAAACCTGTGCCAACATTAGGATCTGTTTTGTCTAATTTTCCAACATTTCTAGGATTTTCATAATGATCCAAGACTTGGCCTGAGTAAGCCATTTTACTCTCCTAAATGTAAATTATATTATATTTAACCGCGTTTAGCAAGAGCCGATTTGGCCATTGAGTCAACAGTTTTTTCTGGGGCGGTCCTTGGCGCATTGATGTCACCAATAGCGGCGAGCTCATTGTCATCTGCGAATGGGGTAAGATAAACATACTTGATGCCATTGGAGTCATCTTTAATATCTTTAATAAGATTTTTTACGTTTTGATTATCTTTAAATGAATCTAATAAGTTTTCTAGCGTGTATTGCTGATCACCAGTAGTTTGAACTAAATTAATTAAACTATCTGCACGTACTCTAGGTTGAACATGCGTATCGTGCGCACGATTTCTCAAAAACTCTAACGTGGTGATCAAGTTAGCATCACCACGTCCTTCGGCTTCGTCTTCGAGCATGTCATCAATAACATCCTCATTGATAACTTCTTTAATACGCATTAACGTTTCTCACGACCAATTTCATCTGGCCCAGCAGCAGCGTCAGTTGCGCCAAAACTATCAATGTCTAAGTCAGAGCCCATGCCAGCATCACCAGCTGGTGGTAGTTCACCTGGTAGTCCGCCTGGAGCAGCGCCACCTAATCCCATTGGCTGAGCCACTTGTTCTCCGGCTAATGCTCTTGCAGCTTGATCAGCTTGTTCACGTGCAGTTCCTAATTGATCAACCATATTAGCTAATAAAGCACCAATACTATTTTTAAAAGCATCTGCCTGTTCCATACCAATTTGATCGCGAATAGTATCTAACAACGCAGGCATTTGCTCATTCTGCATTTTACTTACTTCTTCAAGCATATCTTGAATACTGTCAACCATATCTTTAGCTGCAAGAATAGCTTGACTCTTACCCATTTCACTTTCTGTAATAAGTTGTTCTTTATTTTCTACCATCCAACGATGTAGGCCCTCACGCACCAGTAACAATTCCATATATTTTGGATTTTTTTCGGCTGTGTGAATTCCGTGTGTTTGCTTAATATGATTTAAGCTTTCTGTCAGACCACGGGCTAATTTGTAGGCTTTTGGGAAATTTAAATTATTATAATCAATTTTAATCCCAAAGCGACTTTCCATTACTTTATTAATTTTTTTTGTAGTTGGCTTAACGCCCATTTCTGTCAATCTCATAGTGGTTTATTCCCAAAGTTTAAGTATTTAGCCGAATTTAAAGTTTTTTTCAAATAATTTGAGTAAGTTCTACACTTCAACTTAGTATCTATATACCTATTTAACAAAATTAAAAGTTTTGTCTTATCGCCACGTTTTTTGGCATGATTTATAGAGTTTTGATAAAAAATTAAATCTTGCTTTGATCTAGCCAACTTTGTGTCAGCTTCATGAATTTCTTCTGCTTGTTCATATCTATTAGTCATTAATAATAAACTATATAAAATGGCAGTTTTTTTATCCATAAACTGGCCAATTAATCTATCATCAAATTGTCTAATTTCCCAACAATCTGCCTGTATACCCTGAACTATAAATTTCCCAACAAAAAACCCGTAATCTCCACATGGAATAACTACGGGTTTGTTTCTGTATTTTAAAAGTTCTTTTTTAGTCCATTGTTTTATATTTTGAATACTAATGTCTGAGAAAACGTTTTGTGCCTGAAGCAGTTCAGATTTTTTTCCTATAAGTGATTTTGCCTTGGTCATTTTTTCTTAATAATATATCTTTGTTAACTAATTGATTAGCTACAACAATTTGCCTAGGATTCATATCTTCTTTGGCTATTATTTTATTGGCTTCAAACTGCCCTAATACGTCTGCTTCTTCGTTACTTATTGGCAAGCTTATGTTATTTACTAATTCTATAATTTTCATTTTTATTTCATTATAAAATGAACTATGGTAGTTATTAACCCTGTTAATAGAGCAACGCCAAAGGCGGTACCTATTGTAATTATCGTCCCTTGGGCTTTCTCAGTCGCACTGCTATCTTTACTCGCTGATTGTGTTACTTGATTAGCCATAAGGGTAGTTCTTATCACTATTATGTGCTCTTCAAGTTTATCCATGCGTTCTTCTAAACTGTCTAGTTTTTGTTCCAACGCTCTATACCTTTCAGCACATAAATCCACGTGTGCCTCAAGGTTAGTTCTTTCGCTAATGGCCATTTTTTTATTATTCTTTCTTTAAAGGAGAAGGGTTCTGTACAGATGCCTAAAAATTGTGCCATAAGAAATGCCTATTTGTGCCAGTGAATCAAAGTTATTTATATGCTTAATCTGCCAGTCATAAAGCATATGTTTTTAATTGAACCATATGGGTAGAAAATAGGTAGCATGAATCTAGCTGTTTCGTTTAGTCCACATATGATCGGGACTTGAGCAAAAGTACGATCAAGCAGCCCAACCGGATCATCATCTATTAGGAACACATCAGCTGGCTCAACTCCAAAAGAGAAAAACCATACCAATTGAGTAGTATTATAAAAATATTCCCCAAAAATAGAAGATTGATCTATTTCAACTTTTTTACAAATTGGTTGTTCAACTAGTTGGGGCTGGGCTCTAAGACCAATGCATTGTAAAACAGTTTCCCAGTTACGCTGTTGATTACGCTCAAGTTCTTTTTCTGCTGTGTGTCTTATGACCCCAGTAGCAGTTATATCAACTAATGTAGCGCAAGTATAAAAATACATATTGATATTTATAGTCATAAAAAAAGCAGACCTAAGTCTGCTTTTTATTTCATCAAAAATTAATTACGATACAACAAAGCTAGTACCATCAGTTACAGTAGCACTACCTAGGTTGACTGAACCTTTCTTGGTACCAATAGCCTGTAATGCTGTTTGTAATGCACTTGCAGCTGGTGCATTAACACCATCACAGATGATACTGATAATACCACTAGTGGCATGAGCAAAGTACGCTAGTACTGGTGGGAAAGCTTGAATAATTGCTTCATAAGCTTCGTTAGCTGCATCATCTTCAGCTGACAAGTTCACACCAGCATCAATTACATAAAGTTTAACACTTTGACCAGGAACAATTAAAGTTCCAGTTGTACCTGCATAAAAATATCCTGCACTACGATCTATTCCAATTGGCATTTTTTTCTCCTAAATTATTTGCGTTACCGCATGTTAATATTTATGGCGGTCATAAAAAAAGCAGACCGAAGTCTGCTTTTCTAAGACTAAAAGTCTGATTAGCTAGCTGCTAGTTTAATACCTACATTACGTACATCTAGTGTAGTTGTTGTAACAGGGGTCTTTGAACCAATGTTAGCTGCTAGGCTTGCACGAATTGACTGCTGTAGTGAGAGTGCAGTCCATGAACTACGCTCAACGACAACGCTTAACTGTGTGTTAGCAGCAGTTGCGCCTGTGTCAACTTGGTACGCAATAATTGATGCGTTAGTTGAAATGTGATTTAGTAGGGTTTCTACTGCACCTGCAGTACCGTCTGTACCACGGCTTAGTTCAGCTGCTAGGTTACCAGCAACGATCTGAATGTTAAAAGCCTGGATTGGGCTTGCAATACCAGTGTTAATAACACTAGCGTTTGAAAAACTACGACCTGCATCTACATTAATTACACCAGCTGTATCGCCGTTTACTTTAGTTACTCCGATTGCCATTTTATTTCTCCTTAATTTTTTGCGTTAACCGCATAATGATATTTATATCAGTTAGCCCATTTTAGCAAAATTAGCTGCACTAAACACCTGTCTATCAACAATTTTTACCAGTCCCGAAGGGGTTGGAAATATAAAACCTTCGCCAGCTGGTTGCCCGTTTACAAATTCTTTAATGCCAGTGACTTGTGCTGCTAACTGTTTTGCCAAATTTTGTTTATAAGCATAGATCGAATTCCATATCGCTTTTAATCCAACGTACCCTACACTTTCAGTTACTTCACCAGTTTTTGACTGTTGAAATAAAGTACCTGTAAATTCATGACCTACTAAAATATTGTATTGTTTTGCGCTTATTTGAGTTTGTAGCCAATCATGTAATGCTTGATTAGTTTGCCCTGTAATAAATTTATTAAAATATGTTTTAATTTTATCCCTAGTAGTCTGAGGCAAAGATGAAAGTAATTCATCAACGGCTGCACCATATTTTTCCACTGCTGCGACTGCTGTTCTTTCTAATTGTACAGGTGTCTTAAGTGTAAATTTATTTCCAGCAGTTGGGCTGATTATTGCGACCCCACCAGGAACATTTTTAAGGCCTTTTCCGTTCCATTGTACTGGTGCCGCACCGATATCTTTAAAGTATTGATGTACAACAACACCACCAACACTTTGCCCAATAACTTTTCCCAATTGGCTGTTTACATCAACATGGTACTCAACTAAATTTGGTTTAAAAACATATACACCTTGTTGTGCTGTAAGCTTACCAGCATACATTAAATCAGCCCAATAATACCCTGGACCTTCAACCGCAGCATTTAATCCAGGCCATAAAGCAGCCGCGGCATCGTATAACGTACCACGCAGTCCGCCCGAAGCTTTTTGAGCATCATATTGTTGCCATTCTTCTGGACTACCTACTAATACTCCACGATCAAACATATACTTGTCAGCCATGCCTAATCTGCCATCGGCCATACGCCCAAATATAATGGCAGGATATCCATCCCATTTAATTGTGAGATTAGTTGGGTTGGCAATTACTGATTTTAAACTTTGTATTTGTTGTAGTGCTGCTGTGCTTCCAATAAAGATAGCATCTTCAGGATGTGGTGTTCTCCCAGTTATTGCTTCTTCTAGCTGTTGTATAAATTCTAATAGCATTATAACTTATCTGCCTGTGACTGTAAAAATGATGACATTGTAGAAGCAACTTTTTTGCCTGTTACTGTCATCCACTGGTTACTGTTAGGATCAAGTACAAAATCCCCGTTTTTATAACGTAATCGTAAAGGGTATGAACTTGTGACAGTTACATCTGGGTGTAAAGAGGATACTACAGATGGTTGCGATACACTAGTAGGTGTTTGACTTGCTTTTGGTTGTTTACTACCTCTCCAATCATCTTCCCCGCCAGGAGCAAATAATTGGCTAGCAGTATCATCAGCCGATTGTTGCGCTGTAATAGATCCAGGGCGGTCTAAAGCGGGCTGCAAAGCTTTTGGAATCATTCCTCTAGCATAATTACCTAAAAAACTACCTATACCTTCACTTATAATTTCAGCGACCTTCATTTTTAAATCTCCTTACCCCGCGAGCAAATTTTGCAGGATCCTGGGTTCTTATGCTATTTAAAAGCCGTCTTTCTAATTCAGCCGCAGACTCAGAGTCATAATTTTCTTTGATATAGTTTATCAAGTTAATAGCTCCACTTATTACGTGAGTAGCTCTGCTCTCAACGAGATTTTCCCGATCTTTACTAACTGGCATTTTGGCTAGTTCATCAAGAATGCTACGTGTTTTTTTCTGCAAAATAAACCCCAATATAGATATATTTATTGATTGAGTGCCCAAGTTGCGTAGAGACTATATCTTACGTGATCTTTAGGCACCCTTTTTTTAGTGTAATGAGTAAATTTGTTTTTATTATCGGCAATATACCCTGAATTGATCTTGTAGCTAGCAGTTATTATATCCTTTGGCAGTTCAAATACCGTTCCTAATTCAACTTCACTTTCTGTCAAATACACTTGAATAGCAACTTCAATTATAGGATTATCTGTATGCTTTAACTGAATAAAATTTTCAGTGTCTTTCCATATGTTTATTCCTAAAAATTTTAGATTTCTACAGTAAATGTGAGACAAAAAATCTGTAAGATTACAACAAACCATATGTACTTCTTCAATTACAGAATCGGCCTGCCAGGCAATTTGTTGTCTAAAAGTTGCATTAGTTTGAGTCGTTTCCCAATCTGTGCAGTTGTCTATATGTAATTTTAGTTTATCAATTAAACCTGTATACAAAAAATCTTCTAGCAACGCTAGATCTTTATTTTGTAATTGTTTTTGTAATTGCTGTAAAGTATATTTTGATGATATATCGACTAAAATATGATCTATCATTGTTGCCTTTCAGGAAAATAGTCTTTTTGTCTACCTTCCCTATGCAGGTCACTAGTTAAACAGTGCCACCCACTATCAAAAAAATTATAATGTCTAAATTTAACAACGTGTGGGGTTATTCCGTACTTTTCAAATTTTTTAAATGCTTTCTCATCTTCTTTGAGACATATAACATTTTTTTCATCAATCACTAATAAGTTTACCCCAATTACAGTCTCTTCACAAAAACCAGTCCAGTTTGCTATATACTTTTCTACAAATTTTGTAAATTCGTCGTTTGATTCTTGTCCAGGCACCCACCACCTCCCGCCATTTTTTTGTCGTAGATATCTAAAATGAGCTGAACTACTTTGTGGAGTTTGATCAACAAAATGAATCTCCCAGT